TGCCATTTGCAGGGCTTCTCCAACGTTGTAAAGAGCCTCTCCTCCACCTTTGCCGTCAGAAACTCCGCATATAAGCTGGAACTCCTCACCAAAAAGGCGGGCATCACCGAGGTCTCTCTCAAGTTTGACCTTTCGATCATTCCTGATAACCGTTATCGTCTGGTACCTTCTAGCGCCCGAGGAATCAGGAGCCTGCCGGTTTATCTCACTGATATGCCAGCAAGGCTCATGACTCCATATTTCCGCTGTGGCCAGTTCAACAAGTGCTGCCACTAAAAGCTCCTACTCAGTCCAGTCTCTGTTGGCCTCGATTGCTATGTAGTCAATCCACGCATACTCAATTGCAGCGCTTCTTGCCTCAATCATTGCCAGCACAGCAAGGTCTGTACTCGTTGATACTGCACCTTCTACTGTTTGCTTTAGAACGCCATTGACATACCATCGGGCAGTTCCGTTGATTGAAACTTCCAGTCTCAGAACGTCCCACTCGCCCGCAACGGCATCGTTGTCGGCATCGATGTTTGCAATTGTGGTCTCACCCGAGGTGGTTCCACCGTTGTAAACCATGATCCAGTCCTCGTCATCAGTAGCCTCTGCATCAATCAAAAAGCCACATAAATCAGATGCTGAAAGGGTCAGGCTTGCGCCTGATGCAACCAGGTTGTTGCCCTCAAGAATCGTGGTATCGTCGTTAACATCGGTCAGGCCGAAATAAAATGCCTTGGTGTCGAGATCAGGAAACTGAACCCTGCACTCAATATTTATAGGGGCCATCTTTCCAACATCAAAAACCTTGCCGGTTGTCAGACCACAGCTATGTGCGTCTTCGTTGGTCGTCGTTAGAATACCAACACCGTTAAGGCCGTCAGACTCACCGACAGTAATACCTGAGTCATTCTCAGCGATTCCCTGTCCGATTACCCTGAGTCCTGATCCACCAAATGATCTGGATGCTGCTGTTGCAGCAACGATGTCCTCGCCTGCAAGGAAGTCTTCAAAAATACTTACTTTTCCGTATCCACTTTGTGCCATGTCTATTTATTCTCCCGCTGTAGCTGTAGCTCCAGCTTTTTTATACGTTCCCTGTAGGGAGCGACTACTTCTGATATATTTCCTGTTTTTCTGGGGATACAGGCAAGATTCTCAAGCCTGTTATCCTCCATATCACCATTCATATTGTGGATAATCCATCCTTTCGGAATGGGTCCACGCTCATTCGTCCACGCCATACGACGCAGATTCATTAGCTTGTTGGTGCAGTAGCGTCAGCCTGTACTTCATACAGCCAGTTGCCTGCCGATCTTTCGCCGTAGGCATACTCGTCGTAGTGGTACAGAGCAGTTGCTCCGCCGCCCAGTTCAGGCATTCTCTTGGTCTCTACATATGGAGACCTACCCTCGACTAATACCAGAGCCATCTGCGAGAAGACTCCGCCTTTTGCAAGGTTTGAACTGATGGTGATGTTTCCATCTTCATACAGTCTTGCTCCGGCGATTGTTCCCCGATATCTGTTCTGGTATGCCTCAACGGCAACACCTGAAGTCAAAGGAGCGCCCGTGGTTTGATCCACGCCTGCTGCAACAAGTTCGTCATCGATGTCCTTTAAGGCAAAGCCGTGGTGGACAGCGTGAATCGGAGCATTGGCAGGAGCTGGCTCAGTTGTGTTTGAGGTAATCCTGTATGCTGCCGCAGCAATTTCACCTGAGTCCAGAGCGTTTGAGCCGCCAAGTGCTGTAGTCGCACCGTCGATAGCGGTCAGTCCGTCCTCATCTTTCTTTCTTTCAATAGCGTTCTGTGCAAGTGACCCTGTCTGGGCATATGCGTTTGCGCTAATTCTCAAAGCAACCCTGTCAGTGATGACAGTGTGAACTCCGATAACTGTAGGGGTTATCGAGAACAGTGTGTCTTCCATCTGTTGAGGGTTGTCTAGTTCTGTACTTTCAGTAACTGCCTGTGCATTGAGTTTCGCCATTGAAACCTCATTCCAGACTGTTCCTGTATTCTCGTCTAATCTTTGGCGATCAACGAGGTTAGGCATAACGCCTGCAAATTCCCTCACAATTCTTGCCGAAGCTATCATCGTGGGAATAGAATCTGCTAATGAATCCGTAATAGTATTTCCTACGGCCATTTCCTAAATCCTCCCAGATTTATATGCGTATTCCCTGCTGCTTGAGCAGTTCATGCGCCTGTCTTATTTCATCCTCTGAGACCGACACATCACTATTTCCCATCCTTTCCAGCAGGGAGTTTGCGTTCATTGAAGAAGGCATTGGTGAGCTGTCAGATTCAAGGCTGTTGATTCCTGCCGCCTCCAATTCTCTTTTCACCCTTTCATCAGCCTGCCTCTGCAACTCTTCTTCCCTGCTAAGTCGCCGATCTTTTTCGTACTGGGCTACAGCACGGTTAAATTCCGCATGAGCCCGATATATGCCGCCAAGGTCTTTTTGCTCATAAGCAGGTCCCCAGAGTTCTCTGAATGCTGCCAGTTCAGGTGATGTCGCAAGATCAAGTCCTGAGTCATCCACCGTGCTGGTAATTTCAGAAATCATCTGTTTTGTAGCTCTAGTGAAAGAACTGTTCTCCCTTCGGTTGTGAGCATTAGCCTCAACCTTCTGAAGATCTTCCATGTAGGCTTCCTGGTCCTGAGTGCCCTGATGGCGAATTAACGCTCCAACGGTATCTACGAGGGTATCGAGCTTATCGTTGAGATCATCGTATCCAGAAGGTTCTGTTCGGGCAGTCCGAAGCCTGCCTTCAAGGGCCTTCATGTCGTTTTCTCTCTTCTGAGCTTGGGCCTGTAAATCCGCTATTTGCGTTTGCAGAGTCTCGATACTGGGAGGTTGCTCATCCATTCCAGAAGAAGGTACAACCGCTAAGTCAGTAGCCTGTTCTGGTTCGGGGGCAAGATTGCCTGTGCCGTTTACCGCTGCATCTGTAGGTTCATTCGGGGTCTCGAATCCCGAAACACCATTTTGTAAAACCAAAGTACACCTCTTAATAAAAAACCGCCTGAGAACATATGTCTCGGCGGCGAAGCGCACTGCTTGATTTTATGGCGGTTACCTCTAAATTTTAGAAACCAAATACCTCTATGTCAACTTGTTTGCCGTCAGAACGCAACATAAGCTGTCGTTTGCATCGGGGACACACAAGATGTAGTGTGCCATTTAGCTTATCCCCGATCTTCTTGTTACAGTGGGGACACCTTACTCCCTGCCTTCTTGCTGTAACCATTATTGCCCTGCCTGATATCTGGGTAATGTAATGAACTCATTAATAGCTCTTTTATCAGAAATGATTCCATTCTGAGCTCTTTTAATACCACGTTTTATGACTCTCAAATACCTGTTTTCAAAATCAGAAACATAATCCCACTTCCAAAGAAGCGCATCGATATTACCGTCTTCCTTTCTCTTTGCTACTTTTTTATCCCTTATTTCGTCCTCAATTATGCGAACTCTTCGTGCATCCCTGCTGCTCCAGTCCAATGTATCGACAGCACCTTCTTTCATAGTTCTTTTTTCTTCACGGCTTTTAGACTGGTAAATTTCCCATTTTTCAGTGAACCCCTTATCCTCAACCACGTTGTCAGTTATTTCCCAGTAGGGTTTTAAATACTCCCTGTCATGTTTTAATTCCTGAAGAATAGGTGGTTGATTCTGTGCTATATCTGCTTCAATCCTTTCGAGATAAGGCCCCACATCAGGATCTTCCCTTAATGCTTCAAGTCGTGATTCGTATTCTGTGTAGTTAAACTCGCCTGTGGCTGGGTTTTCCAGAGGAAGGTTTTCGTTGTAAAGAACTTCAAAATAAATATCTTTGGCCCTGTTATAGGGATGTTCTGTGGGATCAGACTCCTCAAAGTCAGCCATTAGTTCTTCATATTTGCTATTATGATCTTTCATCCTGATTCCATATTTGGTCATATGGCCATCAATGACTTCTCTTAAATCTTTTCCGACACCAAGTTGCTCGTAAGCATTAGTGATATTTGTGTTACGTTCTGTTCTTATATCGTTACGTTCTGACTGATATCTACCGTACTCACTATCCATCTCCAGTTGTAATTCAAGATTATCTGCCCGTGCTTTTTGAATCTCAGGGCTTTCCTCGATAATCTTTGCTCGCAATTCGCTGCTAAGATTTTTCTTCCAGTTATCAGGCCAGTCACCGGCAGTATGGTCATAGTATGCAAGGTCTTCGGGAGACATCTTATAGAATGCTTCCTTCGTTAATTTCTCCTCGATATCACGGGGTTGCAAGGGTCTTGACCTAAATCCTAACTGTCCTATTACAAAACCTGGAGCCGTGTCTCCTTCCATTAACCCCTGAACAGCAAAAGGGAAAGAGGACGAAAGAATATGTTTTGATAGATCCACGGTTCCATCAACCTTATCAAAAGGCAGAGCGTCAATATCTGTATACGCTTCTATAAAACCTCTGGTCACACCTGGCAAAATAGCACCCCTGTAAGTCAGGTATTGCAGCATGGGATTATCTCTTGAGGTATTTGCAAGCAAGTCTTCTAATGGTGGGCCACCAGGTGCGGCGGCAGCCGTAACCGCTCCCATAAGCTGAGTGATAGCCCGTACCTGTCCACCCACACCGTAGAACTGTCCGTCCACCTCTATGCTTAGATAACCTCCACCACTCAAAGGGTTTAATCCTCTTGCAACTTCATTTTCGATTCGTTCCTGACTCCATCCCTTGGCCATGCCCGAAGCGACTTCTGCGGTAATATACAGACCGTGAATTCCCATGAGCATTGTTGCGAGAGATTTCATAGCTTCTGTCTGCTTGACAGTTGCGCCCTGTCCACCACCTGCTCTGCCAATTTCCGCAGGAACAAACCTGATCGCATCCGCAACAAGGGCAACCGTGGATCTCAGGAGTCTGGGAGAGAAAGCCATCCACGCTCCCTCGATCTCTCTCTGTGAAGCAGAAACCCCAAGTGCCTTTGAATCAAGGCCGCCAGTTAAATTTCTGAGATATGAGGCGAGCTCATCAAGGGTATTTCCAGGTCTTGTGCTTTCAGTCCAACTGGTCTTCATACTCTTCCACATCAGGCCCCTTGCGATAACAAGAAAGGATGAATACGAAGTCTGAAATCTACCGGCAAGTTGCTGTCCCAAAACATATTGAGCACCTTCTCTTACAGCTTCACCTGCCCGTCCTGTTTTTAAAACTCCTTCACGAATTGTTTTATCGGTGAGTATTTCTTCTCCCACCACTTTACCGAAGAACGTCACGCCTTCTTCTTTAGGGAGGAAATCCACAACTTTCCCTATCGGCAAACCTCTTCCTTTTTGAAGGGCAGCGAAAAACTCAACATCGCCAAGAGGTACGCCATAAGCTGCCATCTCCCTTAGATCACCAATATTTTGCCTGACAAATCTTGCCTGAGTCGCAGGCATTAACCATGCC